TATGATTTTGTGCGTTCCGAAAATTTTTATTAATTTCCGTGATTTAGTCTTTGAACCGCATTTTGTGCTTTCTTGTTAGTTCTGTGTTTCTGTATGCAATTTCTGCAAATGCTTATTGTAGTTTGTTTTATCTTACTTAATGCGTTTGTTGCATTCACCGCGATTATGTTTTATCGCTGGTGGACGAAGCACCAAATTTCGAGCATGTGTGCTGAACTTTACGCCTCGGCCAAAGGTCTTACGACGGTGTTGAAGAAGGTTTCTAGTACGATGGATGGACTCTCTGCAGTTAGTTCTGATGCGACTAAGTCTCTTCACGCTACTTGTGCGAGCCTTGCTGGTCAAGCTGGCGCAATTAGCCAACGTGTTCTTAATTTTACCTCGCATGCTGACAAGCTTTCAGCTGGTGCTGAAGATTTGATAACTTTTGCGAGTGTATGGGGTGCCATTATTGCTTTGATTGCAATTTTTCCGATGTTTGTTCGAAAATTCCGTGAATTATTGCCAGAAACTGTTGCAGAGTCTTTGCCGCGTCAGAAAAGTCTTGATAAGTTGGAGAAGGTCGCGTACGTGCTAGCATATTTTGCGGGCGCTGCTAAGCTTCTTTCTTACTTACGTGACTGGATGCGATTAGATTCTGTTTTGGTGTCTTTGTTTGACATGAGTCCAGGTGATTTGTTTGACTTGTTGACATTTGCCAAACCTGCGTCCCGTCCTCCTACTGCCGGTATCGGTTTTGTGAGTGGAGGGATGTTTACACCAACGGCTACGATGAGTCCATCTGCTGCTGCATCTTGTCATGATGCAGTGGTACCTACTCTTTCTGCAGCTGCTAGTAGTTGTGCAACTGCCTGGACTCATCTCCGACATCTTCCTACGCATGAAGCTGTTATTTATTTTGATGATTATCATCATTGGCCTAGCGTGGAAGATTGTGCTCGTCTCAGTTTAGATGACTCGCGTTTTGTTCGTGAGCATCTTTATGCGTTTATCGAGAGATATGGTATGTCAGATAGAAATATCTGGGTCAAACATGCCAAGTCTTTGATTGCGTTGATTGATGAGCATATGCAGCGTGATGTTCCTCAGGCTTTGAATGCTGCTGAGATGCAAGAGACTTTGCAGAAGTGTCTTACTCAGTGGCAGGAGTCTCCTCGTCATTTTCGTCTTGCTATGGTTCTTTGTCTGTTTGTCATCTTCTGTTTGTCATGGTATATCTATGATCGTATGCAAGAGGATGATGAGGATGACGATGAATCTGGTAACGAGGCTCGTCGTCATTTTAAGCAGAAGCCCCGAAGGGCTCGTGCTTCTAATGAACCGGATTATAATGACAAGGATAAGCCTGATCCGAACCCTGCTGTGGTTGGACCGCCTGAACTAACTGATCCCTTCCTTCGTGACAAGCCCGTTGGCCCTATGTTACATCGTCAACCTGTTGGTGGCAAGTATGTTAACACAGGCTTAGATTGGGCTGCCGCGGCGGAAGAAGAGGAGCAAAAAGTTAAGGATAAGGAGTCTAAGGTTGTTAAGCCCCCTGTCCCTCCTGTTGTTGCTGATGCAAAGAAATCGCGTAGTCAAAAACGTCGTGAGAAAATGCGAGAAAAGATTAAGAGTGAGTTATCCTCTTCTCTTCGCACTGAAGCCACGATGCGTGATAGTCGCGTTTCTGTTGTTACTGGTGACATTTGTATGATTCGTGATGGTCCTGGTGATAAATATGAACGAGAAGGTCGTGCTTTTTGTTTGAATGGTCACATGGTCACTGCTATGCATTGTACTAATAAGGAAGGTAAAGGTTGGGTTTTGGCTCCTGATGGTAAAACTCATGAACTTCAATTTGAGAGACAAGGTATTGACATTGCTGTTTCTAAGAATGTCCCTCCTTTCTCGATGAAATCCCTTAAGTCCAAGCCTATTGCTATGAAAGTTGGTGATAAGTTGCTTTGTCGTTACAGTCGTGACATGCTAACTGCTGGTCAAGTAGTTTCTGTCAAGGATAAACGTTTGGAGCATAATGCTACAACTTATGCTGGGTGGTCAGGATCACCAATTGTTATTGGTAGTTCTGTTGTTGCTGTTCATACTGCGACTAACCCTGCTTTAGGGGTGAATGTTTCTGAGAAGTTGCCTTTAAACTTATTTGCCCCTGGGGCATCCCCGAGCGCTGGTTCTTCGGAACCGAAGCGTCAGTAATGGTGGGTGCTTTACAGGGGTTTGGGTTTGTGAACCGTTGGGCTGTCCCAAAGTCACAATTCCATAAGGACCCCATTGTCCCCGCCGTTTTAGGAGACCCCCCTACTGACTTTGCTCCTGCCCCTATGGGGTACGATATTGAGCAAAAGCAGTTGTCTTTGTTTAAGTTCCATGAGGAGCGTGATTATTTACCTGATAGTTATCTCATGCAGGCTGTTGAAGTCCTTCGAGAAATGTATCGAGTTGATCCGGCTACTTTACCTTATCTTACCTTCGATGATGCCAAATCACAGATGCGTCGAGAGTGTACTCACTCATCCGCAGGAGTTTTTTGGCATAGTCGAGGGGTTATGACTAAAGGTCAGTTAGCTGATTTGAATCCTCAATTGTTTCGCTCTGGTGTTGAACGTTATCTTAACGGACATCATCAATGGTACCCATGGTCTTGTGCTCTTAAGGATGAGATTCTTAAGATTGAGAAGGTCAATGACAGAGATACGCGATTGTTCACTGTTGCGCCCCCGGAACACTATTTGGCTTGCCTTATGGTGTTCTCTCCTTTCTGTGACACGATTTATCAACGCAGTAAGTCTTTACCCATCATGGTTGGTGTAGGCACTAAGTACGGTGAGTGGCAGCAGGTTGTTTCTGCACGCTTTCATGGAAAGTGCCTATCGATTGATGGGAAAAAATACGATACTCGTCTTGTGGCTACTTTATTGTGGTTTGCCTCTCTTGTTTTACAAGATCATGTTGTAGACCGTTATAAAGATGCGGCTGACGTATTGATTACTGAGACTATTTATGCGCTGTTGGTAACTTTTAGTGGCACAGTTGTCGCGAAACACGGTGGTAACGCGTCCGGTGGTTATCTCACGTTGATATTGAACTGTTTAGTGCAGTTGTTGTTATTGATTCGTTCTAACATTAAACGATGTGGGTGTACTATAGGGCGTTGTTTAGTCCCTGCTATCATTGGTGACGATGGTACATACTGTTTGAATGGCTGTAAATTGACATGTAACGATTTAATTTTTGATTTCGGTGAGTATGCCACAATATTGAAAGATGTTGAAGAGCATTATTCACTGGACACTATTAAATTTTGTGGAGTGTCAATTGTTGGCGACAAACTTATCCCACGAGAAGCTAAGTTTTATACTTCTAGCTTTTATTGTAGGGGACGTTCCGTCACTTTTGATTTTCAGAGACTATGTAGCCTTTGGAAAGAATTGTTTGAGAGCCCTTATTATGGGGGTCGTCTTTTACGTGTTATTCGTGCTTATCAGCGTGAATTTCCAGGTCTCCTTGATGATGTTTTTTCTATTGAGGAGTGCTTGTTCGAAAGGTATGGAGTGGTAGATCCTAACACATGTGCCACTTTAAAACAAACTTACGCTGGGCTGTTTGATATACTCCAGTCCAACGTTCGTATACTCCAG